ACCAACCCCACATGACTGTCACGTCGATGGACCCACCGTTCTGGACGGCGGATACCCTGAGAGTGGAGGGCCCGACGTACCGTGTCGGCACACTCCAGACGACGGTCGGCGACCCTGACGCGGTGTAGGCCACCAGATAGGTGCCGTAAACCTCGTTGTAGTCGTCGACCCAATCCCAGCGCGTGAACGTCGCCCCGGCGGCGGGAGTGGTCCATCGCAGCAGGACAACCTCGCCCACCGGGTTGCCCGTCTGCCAGAACGCCTCCAGCGTCCAGGCGACAGGGCTGCTGGTTCCGGCCGGCGCCCGACCGGACAGGGAGCCGCCGTCGGTCAGTAGCGGTAGGGGTTTGGTACCCCAACGTTGGGTGCCCCCGACGGTGATGTCCACGCCCCCGGCGGCGAACTTCACGATCCCGTCTGCTCGCATCGGCGCTATGCCGCGGATGCCGGATGCCGCCCCCGTCGCGTCGGCCTCGTCCTCACACGGCCAGTAGGCCAACAGTCCGCCACCGGCAGCGGCGAGGATTGACCGGCCCATCGGTGACCTGTTCGGCGGGGATCCGCGGCCCAGCCGTCCGAGGACGCCCACCGACTCGATCCGTGCCACGGCGAGCTTGCCGGAGCGGCCCGGCCAGGTCACCGACCAGGACCGCACATGGCCGGAGTGACGGTTACGCCATCCGGCCCCGTCACCCAGATCCACGTCCACACTGACCGGTGTCCAGGTACGCACATACGGCCAGTACGGAGACGCCGCATGCCCGGCGGTGAACCGGCCGTCGCTGTTGCGTAGCGTCAGCGCGCACGTCGACGACTCGGGCCGGGTAGCGCTGGACTGGCGCCCCCACTCCAGCTCGATCGGATCCGACGCCCGCCAGTAGGCGGTCAGGTCCGTCCATGACCAGGTGGCGGGGTCGGCGGACAGGTCAGCGCCGAACGCCGCCCTGATCCGCACGCCGAGCGGGTCACCGTCAGCCCAGCCCATACCCGCCTCCTACTGGTTGGATCCGATGACCTGCTGCACGTTGCCGCCGCGCCCGGCGACCTGCTCCCGTAGCGTCAGGACGAGATCCCCGCCACGGACCCGGAACTCCCCGGCGAGCAGCAGCCGGGTGGATGCTGCCGGAGCCGCTCCGGCCCCAAGCGGCTGGATAGTGGCCCCACGGTTGAGATAGGCCAGCTCGGGCCCGCGTTCGCCGACTACGGCCAGACCGGGCGCGAGAGCAGTACCGCCCTTCGCCAGGTACGGAATGTTCGGGGTAGACAAGGTCGCGTCACCCCACACCTGGCCCAGACCCGGAACGCTGACGCCCGGAATGCGGAAGGACAGCCGGTTCCATTTGCCGATAATCCAATTCAGGGCGCTCTTGAAGGCAGCCTTGAGCCCATCGAAAAGGCCCCGCGTCGCCCGTCCAACCCGCCCGGGAAGCCCGGCCACCCAACGAAGCCACGCCGAACCCTTATCGACGATCCCGCCGAAGACGGCGCGCCCCAAGTCACCGACCTTGCGCCAGGTCCCCGAAAACAACGACCACCACTTCCGTGTCCCGGAAGCGAGCATCCCTATCGCCCATTCCCAGCCGCCGACGATCCAATTCAGCACCCATTCGACTGCCGTTTTGATGCCACCCCACGCGGCCTGCCACAGATCCTGGAACCACGTCGTTTTTGTCGCAATCAGCACGATCACGGCGACAAGGCCGACGACCGCGAGGACGATCCATGTGATCGGCGAAGTCCACAGCGCCAGGTTCAGCACCGTCTGCACTGTCGCCCATGCCTTCAGGGCCACGATGATCGTGCCGATCACTCCGGCGAGGATTCCCAGCCCGGTCGCCAGCGGCACGACCCAACCCGAGTTACGGGACAGCCAACCGAACGTGGCCTCAATGTGGGGCACGGCCTGGGCGAGTCTCTCGACCAGCGCGGCCTGGACCTGCCGCTTGAATGCCTCCAGCTTCTGACTGGCGGACGCCTCCAGCGCCGTGCCGGCTTTGTCGCTGGCCCCCGCCACGCCATCGAGGCCATCGCCTACCGCCGACAGGTTGCGCAGGAATTCGGGGATGTCTGCGACGTTGAGATCCTCCAAGGGGGTGCCGAAGAGGGCGATGGCGGCGTTTGCCTGCTCGGTGGGGTCCTTGATCGATAATAGGCCGGTCGTGATCTTCTGGAGAGCGGCGTGTGCGGTGTCACCGCCCGCGAGGACTTGGTTGGACATTTTCGCGGCGTTTAGTCCGATGAGGTTGTACGCCTCCACCGAGGACTTCGACATGTCAGTAGCTAGAACGGTGAACTCCTTTAGCGCGTCGGCCGTTTTGTCGATGCCGTACGCGCCCTTCTTGCTAGCACCCACCAGTAGCGCGAATGCCTGTTCCCCGTCGAATCCAAGAGTTCGGAAGAATTGGCTGTACTCGTTACCGACTTCCAGGATGTCCTCGCGCAGCGCCACCGGGACGCGGTCGGACGCGGCGACGATCAAATCCATCGCGTGGTCGGCGTCCTGCACCAGCCCCGAACCAATAAGCGTTGACGCGTACTGGGCGGCTGCGGCGACATCGGTACCCCACGCGGACGCGTACGCCTGGACTTTCACGGTCATCCGCTCGATCGCCCCGGCGTCGTCTACCGCCGCCAGATGTGACGAGACAACAGCCTGCGCGGCCTCCATCGCATCCCCCGCGGACTCGCCGAAGCCGCGGGCGTACACCCGTCCGGCGGCCTCACCGATTGACTGCGCCAGCGCCGGATCACCCACCCGGGCGGCAAGCTTCGCGCGGGCGGCGTCAAGTTGCAGGCCACCGAGCAGGCCGGCGCCGATTCCTGCGGCGAGCGCGGCTCCGAGTACTGGGCCGATCTGCCGCATTTTGCCCTTGGCGCTTTGGAGCCCGCGGTCGAGCTGCCTGTCATCGACCTTGAGGTAGGCGACCAACTCGCCAAGCTTCAGCGCCACCGATCGCCTCCTGTCAGATCATGGACGGTCGCCGTCGATTCGACGCCCGACGGCTTGCAGCGGATGGACCGCGCCGTTACGGTGCAGCGGTTGTCCACCGGATAAGGGGTCTCCGATGCAGCCGCCGACGCAGCCTCAGCCAACTCCGGCGAAGAAGAAAGGCAATCCGATCGTCGCTGCGGTCGGGCTACTCGTGCTCGTTGCGCTGTGCGGAATAGGCGGATTCGCCGTGTTCGGCGGTGGTGCTCAACCACAGGATCCGGTGAGCGACAACCGAGGCATTACCGCCGAAATTATGTGCGAACAGTTCATCGAAAGAGAACTCAAAGCTCCGGCCACGGCAGAATACGCCGATCCGACAACCAGTAAAGACGGGGCGACCTACACAGTAAGCGGCGCGGTTGATTCGGAAAACAGCTTCGGGGCGAAAGTTCGATCCCAATACAACTGCATTGTCACGGATGCTGGTGACGACAAGTGGACGCTGGTGGATCTTACGCTGTCGGAGTAGCTCAGGCGGACTCCGGAAACGCAGGTTCAGGCGCGAAGGCCCGGTAGGTGCGGGTATCCGCGGCGAGCAGACCGAAGATGCGTGTCTGGAGCCACCGCCAGGACCGGGTCCGCATCAGGGTCCGGTCTTCGACATCGATGCCGTACACGTCGTGTAGGTCGGCCTCGATGAGTGCCCACTGTGCGAGTAGGGCGCTCCAGCTCACCGTGCCTTCCGGCGTCCCCTGTTCCTGCGCCCGGGTGTCGGCGGGGATGTCGTACCACTCGTAGAGGCCGGTGGTGGGGTCTTTCCGTCCGCGGCCGTACGGTTCCCGCCAGTCTGCGCCCGACGTTCCTTCCGGTTCGTCGGGCGCAGGGCTTCCGGGCGGCCCCCGGAGGTCCAGTACCGTTCGGCGGCGTCTTCGCCGCCGATGATCCAGATGTAGCCGGTCTGCCCGGCAAACTGGATGTAAGGGTCCTCTACGCCGTCGGTGGCCATCTGCTGGTAGACGTCGCCGAGGACCCGTTCCGGCAGGCTGAGGTCACCCGGCAGCTGCGGTAGGGCCTCGATCCGGGCGACGGCGGCTTGTATCTCTTGCTCGCTGCTGGCGTTGTGGACCTCTCCGGTGACCTCGGCGAGGCGGCGGCACCATAGGCCCAGCTCCGCTGAGGGCAGCGGCAGGGTGTAGTCGCGACCTCGGACTGTCAGGGTCAGTCCGGGTGACCAGTACTGGTCGAGGTCGTCGAGGCGGGTGCCCATCAGGCGTAGGTGTAGTCGTCGGCGGCCGTGTCCGTGCTGGCCCCGGCCGTGGTGGTGACCTTGACTTGGACGGTGCTGGCGGCCACCGCCGGTGGGATCGCCACGATGTGGCTGTCGGAGACGACTGTGTAGTCGATGGCGTCGTCGGTGCCGAACTCCACCGCGGTGACGGCGGCGACGCCGTTGGGCATGTAGTGCTGGCCGTAGATGTTCACGACCTGGTCGGATCCGGCCGTTGATCCGGAGGTCGGGGCAATGCTGGTGACGGTCGGCGTCAGGCTGCCGGCGGGGTTGGTGATGTCGGTGATCTGGCCCTGCCCTTGGAGCACGATGTCGATGGTTTCGCGGCCCTTGCCGCCGCTGGGCGCCCATGACTTGACGTAGACGCGGCCCTCGTGGGAGTTGCCGTCGGCGAGGCCGTCGCGGTGGTACCAGCGGATCCCGAACTCGGCGTTGCCGGCGCTGGACGTCCGGAGAGCTTTGAACTGGGTGCGGAGGAAAGCCTGCACGGCGTCGATGGCGGTTCCGGTGAGGTTGGTCGACCAGGCGATCTTGACTTCGACCCGCCAGTTGTAGCCGGTGACCTCTTCCCGCATCGCCCCGGTGTCGTCGTAGACCTCGTCGTCCTCGGTGCGCAGCTCTTCCAGGAGTTTGGCCTCCTCGATTCCCATGAGCTGCTGGTAGTTGATGGCTGGGTAGGTGGCGGTGTCGATGTCGAGTCGGCTGCTGCGGGCCAGCTCGGTGACCCGGGTTACGGGGGTGGTCGCCATGACGCGGCCCTGCCTCTCAGTCGGTGCGGTTGGCTGTCGGGCGCATCGCCTCGACGTAGTAGTTCGAGCTGCTCTCCCACCGGCGGTTGGTGTCCTGGCCGAGGGAGGTGTGGTTGCGGCGGGTCACGTCCACGACCTGCACCGTGCCGAGGGTGGTCCGGCCGAGGCTGTCGAGCAGCTCGTACACGGTGTCGGCGATGTCTTCGACGCTGCGCGGGTCATCGGGTAGTCCCCGGCAGCGCACTTGCACGCCCACTGTGTGGTCGGCCATGCCGGGCAGGTCGTCGCCGAGTGGGTAGGCGGTGAGGGTGATCAGCCGGTCTGGCTGCTGCGGGATGGCGCGGATGACGATGGCTGTCTCGCCGGCCTGGTAGGCGCCGGATGTGCGCCAGGTTCCGGCGTCACCAGTGTGGAGTAGCTCGGCGAGGCCGGTCAGCAGTTGGGAGGTCCAGCCGTCACCGAGTGCCATGTCATCCCTTCAGTGGCTTTCCGGCAGCCTGCGCGATGAGGGCGAGCATCACGTCCCACTCCGTTGTCATCGGCTGCTCCAGGTACTTGGCTTGGCGGCCGTCGTCGTGCCGCAACGTCATATCCTCGTGCTGCCGGACGGCGTATGGCCTGTCGTAGGAAACAGCGACGGTGCCGGAGCCGGGGTCGGTGGTGACCTCGCCCGACCGCTCCAGGTCGCCCTCCTCGTGCGGCACGAGGGTTGAGGACTCCTGGAGCAGGTGTTCGCCGGCGACCAGGAGGCCGTCCATGCTGGCGTCGGATAGTGCGGCGAGCACCCTGTCTCCGTCCCATTCCAGCCGGAAGTCGTCGGCCATCGGCTACTCCAGGTTCAGCTCGACGTGCTCCGGCAGGTCCAGGCCGTGTGCGGATAGGTCGGAGCGGGCCAGCACCCGCGACGTGCGCCCAGCCCAGGTGACCCGGGATCCGGGCGGGCAGACGGTGTCCGGTGGGCAGTAGACGGTGGTGGACGACACCTGCTCGGTGCCGGCTGCGTCCTGGGTTT